ATCAATATCACCCCGCACAGCAGCATCAACTATCTTGATATGACTGTGATGTGGAACGAAGCCACGTCGAAATTTATCGCTACCTTCGCCTATTCCATGGAGATGTATTCTTCGACAGACGGCATAAATTGGGACTACCATTCGCAACTGGCTGTTCCTAATACAGACTATCCACTAGAAGGCTGGTATCAATTCACCCCTTGCTGGTTTACAGATGTTGATGGTTCACTTTATCTCTACTATGCCGGCTCAAGCGACACTGTCTGGAACATCAGACCGCTCCGCGCCATCATTCAAAGGCGGGTTCAAGTTCTAAACGAAAACAATACTGTGTTGGAAACATTAGACAGGTCCTACGGCTCAAACCGGCTAATAACCTCCACCGGCTTGATTAAACTGAGAGTTTACAGCCCTGACGGGAACACTTACGAAGACAGCGACCTTATCACTGTGTTGTCTGGGGATGAACTTGTCATACAAGAAGAAAGCTCACGCCGGCAGACCGCCAATATCATTATGCAGTAAAACCGATGAGGGTTGAGAGATGAGAGCTGAAAAATAAAGGAGCCGAACCCATGAAACAGACACTAATCGCCATAGCAATCCTGACCATCACCGCCTGCGCCTCAACACAAGCGCCGCTGCAAAGCGGCTTTGCCAGCGCCAGAACGGGTGAGGTAACAACCACGGCCACGGCTACTACGCGGTCAACTATTGTAACAATCAAATAAACGGATGAGGGATGAGCGATGAGGGATGAGAAAGGCTTTAAAGTCTTTTGACTTCCCCAGTCCCTAGTCCCGAGTTCCGGCCTTGAGGGGATGAGAGATGACCGCCAAAACATCCTATAACGAATGCAAGTGTGTGTTCTGCGGCTATCAACCCGGCGTCACCGGGCGACTCTCTATGTTGATCCTCAACGGCGAACCGGCCTGGGCCTGCCTTGGCTGTGAAGTGCAAACCATAAATGGGGCCAAAACCGATGAGGGATGAGAGATGAGAAAGGCTTTTGACTTTACCAGTCCCGAGTCCCGAGTCCCGGCCCGTGCAGCCACAGGAGATGATATGAGGCCGAAAGGAATTGTTTTAAGCGGCTGTCTGCTTTTTATGGGGATGATAGTTTTTTCCTCCTGGGTTGCCTGGGCCGGGGAAAAACCGGTACATGATCTGCCAGATGATTTTTTCTGGAAAGTGATCGGTGCCGGCTCAGTGCTTATCATGGCAGTGGTCGGCTATCAGATCCGCCAGCGTGATCAGCTGCTGGATAAGATGGCACACATCATCTATGGCAATGAGGATAACCCCGGCTTGATTACCCGCACGGCACTGCTGGAGAAAACGATTGATACCTGTCCTGAATGTACGCCGGGATATCATAATCGCATTGGGGAGACAGAGAAACATCGCCATACGCGCATCAAGGGTAAGCAGCCATGAGCCCAGTCTGCCCCGAATGCGGCTGCCAGATGCAGCCAGACGGTGGCTGCTCCGTCTGCCCGGCCTGCGGTCACTCGGCCTGCGAACTGCCAAGGATAAACCATGAAACGTGAAATGATCGACCTGCTCAGAGAAGCAATCATCCTCAACGAAGTCGGCAGCAATCTCGACCTGGCGCTCTCCTTCTCCGATCCGGACGGCATCCGCTCCGGCAAATCCGGCTGGAGCTTCGGCGCTTGCCAGTTTGATACGCAAAACAACGACCAGGCCATCGCCTGCCTGCAGGATTGCGGCTTCACCGGCGCGGAGATCAGCGGCATTGTCGCCCAGACCATCGACATCAAGCCCCTCAACCGCCGCCTGCAGAACCATGCCGGCGTCATTATCGAGTACGACAACCGCCAGCTCGCCCACTGCCTTCGCGGGGCGATCCGCTTCGCCTCCGACCACAGCCTACCCGTCGGCGAGACGGCGGCCATGATCGCCCTGGCTGATACCATCAACCAGTACGGCTCCCTCGGCGATGCTACCGCCCGAAAGCTGGCGAATCTGGCCCGGCCGATCACCGCCCAGGATATCCTCGAGATAAAGCTCACCTGGAAGTACGCCCGCCGGGGCGAGCGCCAGCGCAAAGACACCATCCGCCGGCATGACAACATCATACAGGTGGTTAGCAAGGACGGCCTCCCCAACGGCATGAAAGCGGAGGATTACACCGATGAGTGACTGCCGCCTCCACAAAGCCGCTGCCGCCCAGATCGGTTGCACCGACTGCAAGGAGTTCTGTCGCAAGGCCATCAGCGTGAAAGACCGGCCCAACCTGATCAGGCATCCGATTCTGGCGGGCAACTGGATACTGATCGCCGACTACGTTTGCGATGACGGCACGATCATCCCGCGCGGTTTCGTCACCGACTTTGCCAGCGTTCCCAAGTTTTTATGGTGGTTCATCTCGCCGACCGACTTGGGAGATGGCCCGGTTGAGCATGACTGGAAATACCGCAACGGCATAGGTACTCGGCTACAGATAGACGATAAATTCACGGTGGATATGGTCAGGGATAATGTCGGTGTCTGGAAACGACGGGCGGCTTATTACGGTGTCAGGGTATTCGGCAGCGGCGCTTGGAATAGCGGCGAGATCATCATCGAGGAATTGACCTACAGTTATTTACAGGAAGCTCAGGAGGTAACAGTATGAGCATTCAGTGGCTTATCGTTAGTGCGTTGATCTTGATCGCCAGTATGTCGTTTTTCGTCATTGTCCCAGCGGAGAACATGGACATTGTGAAAACAATAGTCACCGCCTTTATTGCCTACCTGACCGGCTATGTAAGCGGCAAATTCGGAGGGAAGAGTGAAAAAGTTAATTCTGATCTGCCTGACAGTAACCCTTAGCGGTTGCGCCCAGGTGACTAATCACATCTATGCTGACAATGGCGCAACAGTAAATGTCACCGCCACAGTTGATAAAGAGAGCGCTGTTGAAGCCCTCAGAGGGGCAAAGGCGGCACTTTATTAAACACAGAGACACAGAGACACCGAGAGATTCAAAGGATTAAAGACTTTAAGGGTTTAACCCAAAAACGGTTTTAAGGTTTCCTCCGTGTCTCTGTGTCTCTGTGTTTCAAACGCTTAGATCTTAAATCTCATCAGCACCTAAAAAAAGGAGAATTATTATGCCAAGTCAAGCAATCTCAGCCCAGGGCAGCACCCTCGAAATCGGCACCGGCAGCGGCGGCGCCAAGAACATCAGCGCCGGCGCGGCCGGCTTCCCGACGATCCTCACCTCTAACGCCCATGGTTTCAGCAACGGCGATCGCGTCACCCTGGCGGCCTTCACCGGCGCCGACGCCGCCACCCTCAACGCCATCGTCGCTACCGTCGAGAACGTCACTACCAACACCTTCAGCGTGGCGATCAACACCCTCGCCAAAACCATCACCTACACCACCGGCACCGCCACCCCGGTGACCTACACCGAGATCGAAGAAGTCAAGAGCTTCTCCGGCTTCGACGGCGCCGCCTCCGAGATCGATGTCACCACCCTCAAAAGCACCGCCATGGAATTCCGCCTCGGCCTCCAGGACTTCGGTTCCTTCAAAGTCGAGATCAACGTCTTGAATGCCGATCCCGGCCAGGCTGCCTGCGCCGCCGCCAAGGCATCCGGCGAGGTCAAGAACTTCCGGTTGACCCTGCCCAATGCCGAAGTCGCCTCCTTCTCCGGCCTGGTCAAGTCAATGCCGGCCCAGGGCGGCGTCAACGGCATCTTCGGCGGCTCCATGGATATCCGTATCACCGGAGAGGTCACATGGGCCTGATAACCAGTAAAAAAGCGCTCTTCAGCGAACTGGAGCTGAAAACCGAGCGGGTCCCCCTGGGTGCCGGCGAGGTCATCATCACCGAGTTGGCGGCCGAGGAGTTCATCGACCTCTGGAATAGCCCGGAGATCCGCGACGGCGACAAAGTCAACGACTTCAAGTTCAACACCCTGCTGCTGGGGCGCTGCGTGGTTGACGCCGCCGGCAAGCGCCTCCTTGACGACAAGGACGTCGTCCGCCTGCAGCGCGCCTCACGGGCGCCCATGCTCCGCCTGGTGGCAGCGGTCAAGCGGCTCAACGGCTTTACCGAGGAGGCCGAGCTAAAAAACTCCGGGGAGACGGCGTAAGGCTGTTTTTATTCCGTCTCTGTCTCCACACCGGCGACCCTCATCCCGATCACTTGCTGCGCCGTCTCACCACGGCGCAGCTCAACGAGTGGCTCAACTACGACCAGATCGAGCCGCTCGGCCGGGAGGATCTCCGCCACGGCCAGCTGATGGCCATGCAGGCCAACTGCAACCGCGACCCGAAGAAGAAACGCGAGCCGTTCGTGCCCGCCGATTTCATGAACTACCGCCGCCCCCTGCCGGAAGTGGTAGTGGAAACAGACCAGCAGCGCTCGGAAAAGATCAAAGCACTCCTGCGGAGGCCGCACCATGGCTGACAATAAAGTCTCGATAAACATCTCCGCCACCGACCAGGCCAGCGGCGCTCTCTCTGCGATCCAGCGCAAGTTCACCGAGCTAAACGGCCAGGTGGAGAACAGCACCCGCAAGTTCACCGAAATGAGCCGCACTCTCCAGTCGGTGATCGGCGCGGTCTCTATCGGCGGCATGACCCTGATGACCAAGAGCATCATCGACGCCGGCCTGCAGGTGGAGCGGCTCAACAAGCTCTTCACCGCCGCTGCCGGCAGTGCCAACCTGGGCGCGCGCGAGTTTGCCTATGTCAAGGACACCGCCAACCGCCTCGGCCTCGACCTGCTCACCACCGCCGACAGTTATGGCAAGTTCATGGCGGCCATCAAGGGGACCAGCCTCGAAGGCGAAGCCGGCCGCAAGGTATTCACCTCGGTCTCCGCCGCCACCACCGCCCTCGGCCTGACCACGGAAAAAACCCAGAGTATCTTTATCGCCCTGCAGCAGATGATGTCCAAGGGCAAGGTCTCTGCCGAAGAGCTGACCTCCCAACTGGGCGAAAGCCTCACCGGCGCCCAGCGGATGGCGGCGCAAGCCATGGGGATGACCACCGCCGAGCTGATGAAGCAGATGCAGGCCGGCAACATCATGGCCGACGAGCTGCTCCCCAAGCTGGCGATCGAGCTGGACAAGACCTACGGCAAGGCCGCCTCTGAGGGGGCCAGTTCCGCCGCCGCCGAGATCAACCGCATGAATACGGCCATGTTCGAGGCAAAAGGCGCCGCCGGCGCCGCCCTCATCCCGGTCTTTACCGATATTGTCCGGGCGATCACCCCGGCCCTCTCCCTCCTGCAGGAGTTCATCGGCGGCATCCAGATCCTGGCGGTAAAAACCGCAGCACTGCCTGACAAGATTACAGCTGTCCGTGACCGTGGTTTGTTTATGCCTTCTACGGGTAATCAGGCCAAATACGAAGCAAGGGTAGCAGAAATTACTGCTAACGAAGATGCGGCCATCGCCGACATCATGAAAAAGTACACCGCCACTGGCGCGGACTACAACGCCGCCGAAAAACTGGCCCAGGGTAGCAACGGCAGGTCTGCCCCGGCCGGCGGCAAAGGCAGCGGCAAAGCCGCCAAAGCCGACAGCTTTTCCACCGATGCCCCCGGTTACATGAACTGGCGGGCCGAGCAGCAGCTCCTCGAGGAGGAGTCTAAATGGCTGCAGAATTTCGTCAAGGAGCAGGAAGCGCTCCTCGGCAGCTACAGCGTCTCCGATGGCCCCGGCTTCATGAACTGGCGGGCCGAGCAGCAAGGGCTGGCGGAAGAGGCCAAGTACCTGGCCGACGCCGCCGTCAAGGAATCCGAGCGCATCTCCGCCGCCTACCAGGAGATCGTCATGCAACAGGAGGCGGTCTTCGATGCCTCTCCCTGGGCGGGGCTGGAAAAAGGCTTCAAGGATTATGCCGACTCGATCCAGTCCCTCGGCAAGAGCTACGAGACCTTCGCCATCAACACCATGAACCACATCGAGGACGCTGCTGTGGATGCCGCCTTTTCAGGGACACAGGCTTTTGAAGATATGGCAAAGGCAATCCTCAAGGATCTGTTACGCATTCAAGCGCAGATGTTACTCATGAAGCCCCTCTCCAACTACCTTTCCAGCGGCGTGTCTGCCCTGGGGAGCTATTTCGGCGGCGGCAGCCTCGACGGCGCGGCGGCCGGCAACTCCTACGGCGTCATGGCTTCCGATGCCGGCTATAGCGGCTGGACCGGGCCGACCTTCGCCCTCGGCACCAACTACGTCCCCCAGACCGGCCTGGCGCTGATCCACCAGGGGGAGGCGATCATCCCGGCGAGCGAGAACCGCGGCGGTAGCGGCAACACCTCCATCAGCGTGCCGGTGACAGTGCAAAACGGCAATGCGAAGATGGCCTCCGAGCTACGCAGCGAAATAGAGACCGTCGTTGAAAAAGTTATCAGGAGGCATTCATAATGGCCTTTGCTATCGGCAGCTTTACCCCGTCAATCCTCCCCGGCGCCATGACCCTGATCCGGGCCGACAAGCCCAACGCGACAGTGTATACCTACAACGGCGCGGGATATTTTTCGTGGCCGCCCACTATTATTGGCAAAATAATAGAACTTTCTTGGAATCTGCTCCCCGCCGCCGATTTTGCTGCCCTTGACGTTCTTTATCAGGCCGACAGTCCGGTAGTGTTCGATCCGGACGAGGGGGACGGCAAGACCTACAACGTCGAACTGGTCAATCTTGACGGGGTCTATTATTTTAACCGCACCATGCGCACCGAAGTCAAACTTAGTCTACGGATATTCTCCGTGGTGACGCCATGAAACCGTTAGTCGAGATCATCTCCCACCCGGCAACAGCCGATATCCCTTTCAGCGGCCTGGGAATATCAACCACCGCCGCCAGCGAGATTGAGCCGGTCACGATCGCTCTTGCTGACAACTCGGTACTGGTGGCGCACATCAGCGGCGACGATATAAAATTCATCTACACCGACCCGGCCGGCGAACTCTTCACCCCGGTCACCATCACCGTCGGCGCGACCCTCTTCGGCCTTGCCTGCTGCCAGCTGACCAATGGCAATATTCTTTTGAGCTATTTTGTCTCATTATCCGGCAACTATCGCCTCAAGTACCGCATCGTCACCCCGACGGGAGGCGCGGTGGCTGACGGCGAAATAGGATTCTGGGCGACCAGTATCACCACCTCTCATGTCTGGCTGCTGACTCTTGCCGCCAACAGTTATTTAATGGTTTATGCCAAGGATGACGCTATCTATAAACGGACTTCAGTTAATGGTTCGACCTGGTCGGCGGAAAGCGATCTGGAACTGACCGGATTAACCGGAAGGTTAGACAGTCCCTCCCTCGCGCTGCTCAACACCGGCGAACTCTGGCTCTGGTTCGATCATGTTGATGCCGTCAGCGGCGACCAAGAGTTACGGAATATCTACTATTCCATCAGCAGCGACAGCGGCGCGACCTGGTCCGCCCCGGTCATGCATACGAACTACGACAGCTACAGCTCCATCGGCAAGCACCCCGTCGCCCTGCAAAGAACTGAAAATAACCAGATGCTGCTGTTCACCAATGAAGCCACACTGCTGACTACCTCACTCGGCAACGGTGTCGGCCCGGTGGCCATCGCCCATAACCCTCTCACCGGCTATGTCAATATTTTGCAGAATGACGACAGTATTACCGTCTGGGATGCGGTCAACTGGGAAGTTGTCACGGTCTACAACACCGGCTCAGTTCCGGCGGTTGATACAAATATAACCTACCCATCGATGAACATCGGCGCCAACCTGGTGCCGATCCCCGGCAATTATTGTGTGTTCGTCGATCTGCTCGACGTTGCTGGCGACACCATCCGCCAGTACAATTTCACCGATCAGGATCTCCGCGTCAAGAACGTGGACTATGATCCCAACTATGCCAATCTGCCCGTTATAGTCTGCGTTTACATGGATGAAGCCAATCAACGTCTCTGGCTAGTAATTCGCGAGTACGGTTTTCATCTGACCACCATCGGCTATCTGGACCTCACCGAAACCTCTAACTACACCTTCACCAAGATAGTTGATGCAGAAGACATTAACGGCACTGACCAGCGACTCTTGATTGTCCAATCAGAAGACATGGTTATCTTCAGCATTACCGGCTTCGATGGTGGCGGCGAACCTGTCAGCCGCGTCAAGATATGGAGTATTTCAACAGGCGCGACCATCAAGGATTACACTCCGCAGGATTTAGCCGGATTCCCGCGCAACGGTCCTTCCTCTAAACTCCATTATGAAAACGGTGTGATTTATTTCGGCTTCACCTATTCCGACTTTGCTGGCGAAACCGACCGGCGCGGCCTCTGTGCTATTAATATAACCACCGATGTTATTAGCTACCATCGGCCCACCTATGCCAGTATTGATAATTACAGTTTTAATGTCATCGTTTCAGGGCGTTCCGGCCAACTGTTACTTTCCACTAGTATCGAGGGGGCGGTGGCTGTCTTTGATATTAATAGCGATACATGGGATTTGTATGACGGCACTTCCGTCCCCGGCCTGGACCAGCCAGCCTACGGTTCCACCGCTTCATGTGTTGCCTACGACCCCACTACCGATCTTATCTTTGCCGGTGGCCAGAGTTATGTGCCGGGAGTGTACGGTTCGCTCTACATGTTCCCCTATGACGGGACACTGCGGCGGACACTCTACCAACTGGCGACCTACGTCGAGGGGGAGTGGACTTTTTCCGACAGTGCCTATCTGATTAAGAACAGCGGCGAATATGACGCGGTTGGCGTTGCCGATCCCAACAACGCTTATGCCATGTATGCCTTCTGGCAGACGGCAAGCGGTGATATCAAGTGGGCCAAGGACGGTTCTGCCGTCGATCTCAGTGGCTACCTGACCAACGACGAGATCACCATCCAGCGCAGCATCAACGGCGACCCTCACAAGCTGGAATTCACCGCCTCCGCCGGTCATCTTTTCGACACCCATAACAGCTACTCAGCTCTGCGCGGGGTACTCGCCAAAGGCCGCAGGCTAATCGCCAGGTGGGGCTTTACCGTTGATGAAGTTGACCAGTGGACACCGGCAGGGACTTTCTTTGTTGCCACTGCCAACGTGGTTTATGAGCGGGGGGTTTATTCTACCATCAAGATTTCCGCTGAAGATATGCGCTCCATCTGGGCGGATAGTCATATCTGGGCAACCGACTATTACAATAACTATCCAGAAGATATAATTATTGACCTCTTGGGAACTTACGCCGGAATAGATGCTGGTGATATTGACCTTCCTGTATTCGATGGCCGGATTTTATTGGAGTATCAATGGTTAGATACCACCCTTGAAGCCGCCTTGACACAAATCTGCGAGCGTTTCGGTTACTTTTTAAAGATCAATCCCGACAATACAGTGACAGCCGGGCGCATCACGAATACCAACCCGGTTGACCACGCCTATAGCGACGTTTCAACTGTCATTCGTTTTGAACCGGATGACAAGTATTCTGATTTCACCAATAGAGTGACCGTGGTTGGGCAAGAGAAAGACTACCTGGAAGTCACCTATCCTGAAGAGATGATACAACAGCTCAACGGTACCGTAGGCTGGTACGGCTTTCATCAGGATTACAATGTCCCCTACTCGGAAGATGAGTCACGCACTTGCATCAACCCGCGTCTGAAAGTTATTGAGTCCTCAACCTCCATTGCTTTTGAATTGGCTGGCGACATTAGCGAGTCGATAACTTTTATTGATCCCAATAATAACTACTGTACGGTTACAGTTGAGGCTCCCGACCTTACCCCTATGCTGGTGATGGCAATAGCAGCAATAGCCGCTACTTGGTACGTTCAGGATGTGGTTGTAATACCGGTAGCCGGATCAGAAACTGGCTTTACTGTAAGGCAAGGCACCTGGCAGAATATGGTATCTGTCTGGACAGCGTTAATGATCCTAGCCTCAGTTGGTAATTTTCAGTACGAGGTCTGGGCAACCCCGAAAGGGAGTATCCGCCGTTCAGTTCAAGGGAGTGCCGATGACAGCGATTCTCAGATTGACAGCGGCGTGATTGTCGAGAAGAAGCTGGAAGATCCCATGTGCTACTCCGTCGCTGAATGCGAGTTTGTCGCCGCCAATGAGTTGTTGGTAGCAAGGCTGCAACGCAACCGGATCAAGCAGGCGAAAATTGCCGACTTGACCGACGAGGAAGGGCATACCATCACCATTCCCCACCCCTATACCGGCGAGCTGCTGACCATCTTCATTACCGACCTCAATCGCCGCTACCAGAAGGCCAGTGAAGCGGAAGGGGAAGGCGGTATCTATGACGAGATCGAGGGGTGGGTACTATGAAACTCTACGGCTCAAAATTCATGCGGGCAGGTGTCCAGAAACAGATAAACAATAGCGTCGAAAGCCGTGATGCACTTTTATGGGAAATAATACCTAGTCAAAGAATAGCCCGGGTCAAGATTCAGGGCAGCTCACAGTTGATCGTCGCCCACTACCCCGAAAACTGGGAGGCGGCCCCGGTCTGGCTGAAAGTCGGCAACGCCGTCCGTGTCACTTATCCCGGCGGTATTCGCGGCAGGATAGAATTGACCGGCCACGGCTCTTTCATCCCCACCGCTGTCAGCGGCGACAGCAACACCGTCACCGTCAGCCAGCCCGACGCGATCCTTTCCGGCCTGACTCTCTCCCCCGGCGGCGGCATGGACGTTGCCATTGCCACCGGCAGCGTCCGTTTTGCTAAT